ATCTTTCACTTCTTCTTTGATTTGCAATTGCATTTACAGCAACAACATCTAAAGGATTATAAGTGCTCCTTTTAAATTGTTGACCACTGGCAGATTTAAAGCGGGCAGCGTAATTATCCATCTCACGCCTTGGTATCTGACGCCCAGTTTGACTACGATATCTTACAATAGGTCCAGAAAAGATTCTGGTCAATTGTTTAAACAGGCGGTTCTGCTGATTTCTTGGGTTTTTGTTACGATCTGCCATTCTTTTCTATCCTTTGTATAGCCATAAAAACTCTTTATTTGTTTCTTGAGAATTTTGCTTATTTTTTAAATCGGCTTCAAGGTCAAATTTTCTATTGTATCCCTGCATTCCTGGAATCGCTGTGCTCATCTTTGTGTTTGATTTGATCATAGAACCCAAAAA